CCCCATCTCCATGCCGGCCGAAGCGTCAACAGACCGACCACCGACCTCTACGAATACCTACACCGGCTCGCCGAACGGATGCGCCGCGTTCGCGTGTGCTGCGGGGATTGGTCTCGTGTCTGTGGGCCGACCCCGACGATTCATCAAGGTCTCACAGCGGTCTTCCTTGACCCGCCCTATGCCGACACGGCCGGAAGATACCCGGATATTTACACCGTCGATAGCCTCAAGGTCGCGCACGATGTCCGCGAATGGGCCGTCGCCAATGGCGCCAATCCGCTCTTGCGCATCGCTCTGTGCGGGTATGAAGGCGAGCATCAGATGCCGGACAACTGGGCGTGTGTCGCGTGGAAAGCCAACGGGGGATATCAATCGCAGCGGCGGTCTCCTGGAGGGCGTTCCGTGAATTCGCACCGTGAACGCCTTTGGTTTTCTCCCCATTGCCTTGACCCGGACAAAACGGCCTACCCTCTATTCGCCAACCTGAATGAACCCGATGACGATGACGACATCGACGATGAAACACCCTTTTGACGCGGAGGACCGATGCCAGCCCGCTTGAATCATGAATATACCCTCGTGCGATCCAGTATCATGTTGCCGCCCGCGATGATCCGCGACCTGAAAGCCCATTCACGGCGTTACAGTATCTCCGTCTCGTCGATCGCCCGGCTAGCCATCCGGGCCTATCTCGACGCGCAGAAAAATCTCCGGCCGCCGAGAAGGTGAAAACCATGTTGCCGCCACGCAACACGACACGAAAAAATTCTCGTGCACCCCTTGTCACAATTAGCCAATGACATTCACCATCCCGCCCGGTCGTTCGCGGGCGGCGAACCTTGGAGGCTGACATGGCAACGCACCGAAATACGTGGAAGAAACGAGAGTCCAACATCGCCGAATTCTTCGGCTGCCGCCGCAACCGCCTCTCGGGTAGCTCCGGTCGCCAGGATTGCGACCAGAGCGATACCACTCACCCACGGCTATTTATCGAGGCAAAGTTACGAGCCGCCCATACGGCCGTAACGCTTTGGGATGAGGTAGCCGAACTTGCCCGCAAGGCCCGTAAGACGCCCGTCGTGGCTCTCGCCGAGAAGGGCCGCCACGATCACTGGTTGCTGGTCCGCGAGGCCGACCTCTTGACTGTGGCTGCCGAACGGCTTGCGATACTGGAAACTGATGAGTTGATCGAATTCGAGGCCGTCGTCCGCCGACTCCGGCTTGATCGCTGGGAAGAACAGGAGTCAACCGATGCCTAGCGAGAAACACCCTTGCCGTTGGCCCGGATGTACGAAGATGGTGATACTCCGATTATGGGGCTGCCCCGTACACTGGTGGAAACTACCCAAGGATATCAGAGACCGCATCCGCGCAACCTATCGCTGGGGCCAAGAGCGTGATCTGAACTTGTCGATCGAATACATCGAGGCCGAACAGGCGGCGCAGGATTGGATCGCAGCGCTATCCACTTCTCAGTGTCACGATGTAATCTTCAAATCGGAAGACCACCAATGACTAAGGCCATCGTCGCCTTCCAGTTCGTGGCTGGCGACACAACCTCAAGTACCGTCGGCTGCGCCGCGTATACCTGCATGCAACTCTGGATACTCATTCGCCAGCAAGGCGGAGCATCGACGCCCGCCTCGGTCACGATCGAGGTCACACCGGACGGTTCGGTCTATTTCCCGATCCAGACTTTCACGGCCAACACGGCCGGTGACACCCATCTTCTCTACGAGATCCCGGAGGGCTCAGCATTTGTCCGCATTCGCTGGACGCCGGCTGTCGGCCCCGAGGGTTCATCGTCGTCGATCCAGGCCGTGCTGACGGGGCTATCTGATTGAAGAAGAGGCTAACCATGAACTTTGAGAAATATGTCGAAGATCGAAATGCGGCTCTTTTAACGCTGGACGAACCGACAATCCGCGCTTTCGCGAAGCGATATGATGTAAAAATGGCTGATGACCCCGAAGTGTTTTGGGGCTCGGTGCACAAAAGCATCACGGCTATTACGACGCTGCCGCTGGAGTTCCGCCTCCACTCGAAACGCTGGCTAGACGAGCGTGGCTGGGCGTCATACGATGATGGCGAACTGACCAGCCTACCCGACTAGATTCGCCAGCAAGCCCCGCAGCCGCCCGAAGGCCGCTTGCTTCTGGTGGCTGATCCCGTCCCTTCGCTGGCCGAGCCTCGCCGCGATTTCGGTCACTCGGTGACCGTCCATCAGATCGTCCACGATCTGTCGCTGCCGCCGCGGTAGCTGGCCCACGGCCCGCCGAACGGCCTCGATAGCCTCCTGTCGCTCGAGCGGATCTCCGCCCCCCGAATGGTCGCCCCGGTCCCACCGCCGTGCATGATGGGATATGAGAGCCGTTCTGCGATCATCTCGCATCGCCCAGTAGACGCGCTTCGCTGCCCACGGGCGGAATGGCGCCGAACGGCCGTCGTAGCGGATTGCCGCGATCACGAGACCCAGGTAGCCGGCGGAAATCGCCTCGTCGCGATACGTCGCGTAACGCCGCGCTATCTCCGGCACGAGATCAAGGTTGTCGAGCACCAATTCTTGACGCTCTGAATCCAACTTCACCTGGATTATCCACCCCCACCCGGACCACTCATCCCGGAATCGACCGCCACCGCGGCGGTTCCAGCGGACACGATTCCCCCGCCAGCCGCAGCTTGAGCGCCGCATAACACCCGCACTTCATGCACCGCTTTCCCCGCGCGTCGAAATACTGGCACCCCCCGCACAGATCCAGCCGGCGCCGGAATTCGCCCCTCGACACAAACCCCGGACGACCGCGGATCAGCCTCACGCCCAGATCCCAGACTGCCCTGGCAAGCCCACGCAACCGCTCGAGCGCTGTCGGGTACTCCATCCAATCAGGCAAGACCGCCACATACTCAGGAGCGTAATCCCGGTGTTCCGGATCCACCAGCTCACAGATCCGCGGAGCCCGCTCCCCGATGCACCGCCGCTTGATCGGACAATGACCGCACTTCATGCGCTCAAGGTCATCGTATAGCTCGGCGGACCGACATATGGGACCGGATAAACGATCGTCGCCAGAAATGGCGAACAGTGGAATGTCGTGAAACCGATGATGCAACACACGCCCCCAACCGGATGCCCGGTACATTGCGGCTGGCCGTCTATCTGTTCGACGCTCAACAAGCTACATGTCCCGGCTACAGCACGCATCACATACCACAATGTTTTTGTCGGATGAGTCGCTGGTGTCAGATCACACGTAACCGTGATGTTCCCCACCCAGCCCGCATGCGTATCCGTGCCGCAACACGTCGTGTAGCTCGAGCCGACAACCGTACTGATGTTCGCTGTCCATGTCAATGTCGTCGATTGCGCCACGCTGCAAATGCAATTCAGCGTTCCGCCTGAGGCATTGGGACACGACCCGTATGCCGGATCATAGAACGTCAGGGGAAAACACTGCGAGGATAATGTGATCCTCGCCGGGATATTGTTGCACGACCCGCACGTTTCCCCCGGTGTACAACATCCGCAGCCGCTCCCCCCGGAAATCCCCGTGAACTTGATTGCCACTCAACAATCGGCCCCCACGAGCCACCACACCCCCGAACCCGCCCCTACGGTTATCTGCGTACCCACCGGGATTGTCCCCGAATTCTTGTAGATGTTCAGTACCGGCGTGGCCGATGAATCCGGATCGCCCGTCACGGACGAATCCCCGTCATTCTCGAAATAATACAACTGCATATAACCCAGGCCCGGTGTGATCACACTCCCCGATACCGTCGCCGGCCCGATCGCAGTCCGCACCACCGCGGGAAAAATCCCCAGATAGGGCACCGCCGCCCGCGCCTGGCCGAATTTGATCGGATTTCCTGAAACCGGAATCGCTATCTGTACCCGCCGCGCCGCCCGCGCCACATCGTAACCCTCGCGCCGTTTCGAGTGCGCCGCCAGGTCAGAGAGAGCATCCGACGGACTGTGCAATCCCATCAGTGCATGAACCCCGTTCGTTGACCCGAAATCGCCAGAGGATCAAACCCGAAAATACTGAACGGCAATTCAGGGTATGCCGAGAAATCCAAAAACACCGGTGTCGCATTCGGTGCTAATAGCTTCCCATTATTGTCCAGAAGCATCGGAGCATTGACCGGAACTCCCTTGAGTAGAATATGCACGGGCTTCCCACTCGCCGACATCTGTCTCATGCCTTGATTCAGCACCAGCTTCCGGAACCCCTGCCCCGTCTCATTGACCTTTGGTGATATAAACTCAAACTCGTATGTTGTTTGGTAATACCACCCCACATCCTGATGAAATTGCGACCGACTCTGCACGTTCAACACCTTGCTGTAAAACGGATCAAAGCCAGCGAACGGATCAGAGTTAATCGCATTTCGATATCGTAAGACATAAAAGAGTGTGAATATCGGTTCATTACGGACCACCGTCATCACGAGTCTAGGATCGTCGATCGTGACTGGCGGGTCGAACGGATCGCCCGCGGTATTGAGCACCGCTTTCCCGTTCTGATCGACCTCCAGGACCGCCTCGTGGTCCCGCAATGACCATGAGACCTCGATCGGCATCGCTAATGGGTTCTGCTCCTTGCCGCCGCCCGCTGTCAGAGCGTCATACCAGCCGTACCCGCAGGTAATGATCCATTCGATGCCATCATCGCCCACACTATCGACCGTCACCGAATCGCAGTACGCAAAATTATCCGCCTCGTTCGGGTTGTTCGGTGGAGCATACGCATCGCCATACTTCATTCCCACGGCCGTCGCCGCTGTGTTCGGCCCATCGAATTGCGAATTGGTCAGCACCCGGAACTTTCGTTGATACCGCCGACCGCCGCTCACTTGCCAGCTCGCACCCCGTGCTCCCTCTTCCATCAGCTCGGCAACCTCGGTTACTGCCATCCTCTCGAGCCCCCCGCGGTTATTTGCCCGCCGTCATCGACTTCCCCAATTCGCCCGCCCCGCCGCTTGCATTCTTGCTCTTTTCGTCGGAAGTCTGCGCCAGCCGCGCGAGCGCCGTCGCCGCTCTATCAGTCGCCTCCGCCGTAAGACGAGTGTTTGTCTCGATCTTGTTTTGCAGGTTACTTGTGATCATCGCCTTGCTTTTCACGATCGAGCTATAAGCCTCTTTGCTCCCCATCTCGAGAGCTCCCGCAAATGCTGGCTCCATCGCCTTCGGCTTGACCTCCGCCGGACCCCCGCGGAACGCTTCCCCCTTCTTCACATTGAATTCTGCCCTCTGCTGCGCCGCTAACTTCACTTCATCGACCATCTCCCTGACCGCCGAATGAGCCCACTTTTTACCCCATATCTCCCCAGCCGCCCCCAGATCTTTCGACGCCGCTGCGGACATCCCCTCGGACCAATCCTTAAAAAATGTCGTCACCTCGACTTTTGTCCCCGTAATCTTTTCAATCAACCATCCGAAGCCTTGCACTAACGCGTCTATCCCCGCCAGCATTGCCCCGAGGACATCGTTGAATACCCCGCGCAACGTATAAAACGACGCCTGCACCACCTGGATCACGTCCGCCACGCCACCGATTGCCGTCACGATCCAATCGAATGCCTGCGCCACCACTGAGCCAGTCTTCGTGCCCGTCGTCATCCACGAAATCATCTGATCCGCAACCGCCGTGATATATGGCGCCAGCTCCACCGCAATCGAATTGCCCAGACCCTCCACCGCCGAGCCGATCTTGATGAACGCTTGATCCGACTCCGCCAGCTTCTCGGTTGACACCGAATCGAGCGCCACCCCGAGCGCTTCTGCCTCGACGCCCAGCGCCGCTAACCCATCTTTTCCCTTGGCAGCCAGGTTAATCAAGCCCTGCCCGGACTTGCCAAAGAGATCCATCGCGACCGCGTTACGCTCCATCGGATTCTGTATCTGCCTCAACAGCTCCAGGAGCACCCCAAGCGATTGCTCGGGACCGGCCACCGTCAAGGCCCGCGCGTTGATGCCATATCTCCGCAACGCCTCCCCTGCCGGCCCCGCTCCGTCAATAGCGACCTGCGCTAAGCGCTCGTTCATTTTCTCGACTGAATGAGCGAAACCTTCTTGATCAATATGGGCTGTTCCCGCCGCATAGGCCAACTTCTGAAACGCCGTCGCCGACATCCCCACTCGCTCCGCAAGCAGCTTTGATTCCGTCACGCTGGCCGACGACGCCTTGGCCCAGGCGAGCGCCCCCGCCGCGGCCCCACTCGCGAGCGCCGCGCCCGTAGTGAGCGCCGTCACCCCCAGGTCTTTCAGCTCGGCCCCCCAGTCCCGCGACGCCTTGGCCCCATCCTTGGCCCCCTTGCCCGCCCCTTCCTTACCGGCCATTAATTGCGTCTTGGCAGCGCCTTCCTTCATCCCTTTGCTCAGGCCCGCCAGATCAACAGCCGTTCCAATCTTCAGCCAGCCGATCGTCGCCATTAGCCTTTGGCCGCCTCCCGTTCGATGCCGTCAAGAATCTCGTTCTTGAGCATCGACATCACCTGACTTTCCTTGCGCCGCAGCGCCCGCTTGACGAAATGCTTCCCCTTTATCTTCTTCACCCGCCGCCCCGCCAGTCGCTCATATCCCGTCGTCTTCCAGGACTTGCCCACTTTCTTGCGAACCCGCCGCCCGCCGACGTGATAGCCGTGATCCTGGAGGAACGCCCACCACGGCCGCACGATACCCGCCGCCTTGTCCCCGCTTCGACCGCCTTCACCCACCAGAGTCGCTATTGCGATCTGGCCCCGCTTGAAGGCCCGCGTCCCCTTCGACGTTCGCACCCTCACCGACTTCTTGACCTTGCCGGTACGCACCGGAACCGTTGCCTTCAGCGCCGATTGAAAAATCTTGTTGGCCTTCCGCTCCGCTTGCCGGACCACTTTCTTGCCGACCTTGCCCGGTAATGCCTTCATTGCTCGCTGGACGGCTTCGACCCCCGACACCGTAAAGCGCAACCACCGCGGCACTGCTAATCCCCTAATGGGATGCCAGCCGGAACCATCGCAGCCGATAGACCCCGGAAAAATGCCCGTCCCTCTTCACCCGATGCGATCTTGACCGCAACACCCGACGCCCGCGGAATGAAGTCTTCGACCTTGGGCCGATAGCCCTTGCGTCCGAACGCTGCCGCCAGCACCGCGCAGACCTGCGCCCCGATGAACCACGGATCGGGCAGCAAATCGGTCTGATCGTAAGCGAGCCACCGCGACAATTCCTCACTGGACATCGACTGCCGCAGCTCGGCCACCGTCCGCCCCAGCGCCACCGCCAATTTATGCTCAAACCGCAAGAGCGGATTCGCTACGAGTTTTTTTTTAGTTCGGCCAGGTCTTCCCGCGACATCGCGTTATGCTTCACCGCCGCGGCAAATATCCGGTCCATCGCCCGGCCTGACTTCCTCGTCAGCAAGATCACATCCTCCAGCTCAAAGAGCCGGTTGCCCGCCTCATCACAGAGACACACCGCGGCCAGTCGTGCCCGGACATCCTTGTCTGAGCTTGCCATGACTGACGCTTCCCACGCGTCCCGTTCCCCGGCCGTCAGCATGCGCACGAACACCTGACCGCCCCATTCCGGGACTTCGACCGGACGGACTGGCAAATCCGCCGCCCCGAGAATTGCGTTGCGATCCAGATTTTTCAGCGATCCATTCATCAGCTCCAAGTGATTGTCCCCGTCAGTTTCAATTCGATGTCAGCCTCGAGGTTGTCTTCGCTGTTCATGCCTTTCGGCTTGAATTTGGTCAAGAACGCCGTGAAGACCGCCTTATCCGTGCCCGCGGTTGTGTTGAACTGAATATTCCACGTCACCGCCGCTTGCGGCCAGCTCATGACCGCCGTCGTGAGCGCCGTATGGGTCGTGTCCGCAGGATCATACTGGATCGAGAGCGACACCGTGCCCGCATCCGGTAACTGAGCCCGAAACGTCTTGACTGTATTGCCCAGGTTGGTCGTTTCCTTGCTCCCGACATCGACCTCCGGCCCCTCGATTTCGAGCACCTGGGCGATCGCCGTCAGCGTTGATGAAATCGTCATCTTGAGAATCGTTCCTTGCCCGATGTTCAGCGCCATCGACTCACCCTTCCTTCCTCAGCAATTCGTTTGCGTAATGTTCGCCGGAACCGGGACGCGATGCTTCACCCGATAGGACAGCACCGTATGGTATATCCACATATCCGAACCATCAATCGGCTGCGATACCTGATCTGCTTCGTCCTCGTAGTAATTCGATAGCACCGGGACGCCATCCTGTACCCCGCGAAAGCCGAAAAAATAGTCGTACACTACTTTCGATATCGCCACCGATTGACTCTTCAACTGCGCCAGAGAGCGGATTTCCACCAGCGCCCTACTCGATCCGTCGGCCCCCGCTAAGTTCTTGCCGAATTCGCGCTCCGTCACCTCCACCGCCACGCACGGGTAGCTACTCAACTGGCTTGGTTCTTCATAATAAACCCGGTTGCCGACCAGCCCCTCCAGGGGTGCCAGCACCCCCAGCCAGGCAATCACCGCCTCGCGCAGATCGCTCGCTGCTCCCCCCGCCACCGGAGGGGGAGCTTGCAAAAACCCATGCACCACGATATTACTCATCGACTCAACTTCACATCGGCCACCGTCAAAGGGTAAGCCTGTTGGCCACCGTCAAAGGGTCAG